TGACACTGCCGTTGGTCTCGTAGGTGTACCCGTTGATGATGATTGCACCATCAGCGATGGTCAGGGTCGATGTCGTCGTTCCTGACATCGCCATGTATGAGCCGAACAGCGTGATGCCCGTGCCGTCCGACTTTTGTGCGTTGGCACGCCAGCGAGTAGAGTCGTAGCCACCTGCGGGACCGTCTCCGGTGCCCGACGTTGCCCATCCCAAAGATCGTTCAGTTGATGCCATTTGAGCCTCCTATATGCCAATGTAGCGTGTATAGTACGTGAGTGATACTTCTGCGGGTGATGACGATGACGACGAGGTGATGGTGATGGAGTTGACGCCACCCGTCGCCGTCGGTGCTGGCACAATCGCAAAGGTCGCCAAGTTCGACCCTGCGGTGACGTCTTGGATGCGATTCACTCCTGCCGTAGTCTTCACCGTCTTGTAGCCGTAGCGCAAATCGAAGATATATGTTGTACCCGCACCGATGACCACGGCGCCCAACGAGATAACGTCGCCCGTCGTGTTGTTGGTGATGCTTAGCCCAGTGATAGGACCGATGGCGGTGATGATGGGGTAGCTCAGCCACGTGCCATCGTAGGACACCGTGGTCGTCGAGTTAATCGACGCCGTACCCATGGTGAGCGGTATGGCCATCGGAATGGCGAAGGCGGTGCCCGCAATCGACGGTGTCAACGTGATAACCTGCGGTGTCGGGTCGTACCACGTCGGGTCGGCGGCACGCAGTTGCACCACGGCACGCACGCTGTAGCCCGCTTTTACATCGATGTCCATCGTCAGTCCACCGAGCACCTCGACATCGATGCTCCGCACAAAGCTGTCCACCGTCACGGTCAGTGTGCCGACAATGTTGGACGGTGTGAAAATCTGCATCAGCTTTGCCCGCACGGCGTAGTGCTCTGCGATGGTCGTCGCATCGACGAAGAGCGGCACCTGCAGCACCCGCGGGTCAAGGCGAAAATCAATGTCGCTGTCACCCTGCTGCAGTGGTCCACGCTGGGTAATGCGGTGCATCGGCGCCATGCCGAATCCTTGGTCGCCCATGTAGTTGATGGTCATGCCCGTGGTGGCGTCGTAGCCTGACAGCGTGTACGTCGTGCCACCAACGGAGTATGTGAGTGAGTACGCCACTTAGACACCCCCTGCGAGTAGTTGCATCGTGCGCACATCGGTCATGATGTCAGACTGGCTTTGCGCCGTTGCGTAGTTGGCGGTGAGGTAGAAATTCTGTACCGTCTGCTGGGTTGCCGCCGTCGCCGCTCCGATGGTGCCACCAAGTGCGCCAGCGATGGACGGCGCCGATGCGACGATGCCCGCAGCGATGCCTTGGCCAATGGGTCGCCCGATGACATCGGCGAAGAGCTTCGATGGTGAGGCGATGCCAAGGATGCGCTTGGCGAAGGCGACCGCATCGCCGATGGTTGCCGAGAAGGCATCACGCAGGGCATTGCCTGCACCGCGGATGCCATTGGCGATGCCGTTGACGATGTCGGTGCCAATCTGGCGCGCCTTGCCGATGAGTTCGTTGATGACCGACGTGATGCTGGCCACCGTCGTTGTCCACCAGTTGACTACATCTTTTTGCAGTGCACCAGAGAAGACGTAGTTAATCGTGTTGTAGAGTGACATGAAGTTTTCGACCAAGCTTTTGACATAGTTTACGAAAATCGGAAATGCGACTTGGATGATGGGCACGAGGATTTTCACGATGACCCCGACCACGTTGAGAATCGCGGTGACGATATTGCCGAGGATTTCGCCAATCGGCGCCATGGCAGTACTCTGCTCCTCGATGCCGCCAAAGGCTTCTTCAAGCACAGCGCCGAGGGGTTCAAGCTTTGTCCACGCCTCCTCAAAGACGGCGACAAGTTGATTCCATACGGGCTCGACGATTCCCCAGAAGATATCAATTTGCGTGGTGATGGCGCCGATTACTTCGTAGAAGACCGTGCGAAGTGTCTGAAACGTCTCCATCACCGTTTCGATGGCAGTACTAATCGATGCAAAGATTCCGTCCCAGTCCACCGATGTGATGGCGTTGGAGATGGTCTCGAAGATAGTCTCAAAGAGGCTCATCAGCCCGACCCAGTCCACCGATGCCAGCCACGTCGTGAACGCCGTCGCCATTTTTTCGACCGCTGGCACGACGTAGGCAATAGCGAAGCGCCCAAGCTCGGAGAGGATGGGCAACAGCGCTTCGCCGACGCCTTGCTTGACATCGTTGAACTGCTCCTCTAAGACCTTCATGCGCCCTGCATACGTATTGACCGCCGCCGCCGCACTGCCACCGAATTGGCTATTGAGTTCGCCGAGGATGAGTTCCTGTGCCCCTGCGACGTCGCCCAATGCGACCATCTCCTCGATCATGGCTTTTTGGTCTTCGGTGAACTGCACGCCGACACGGGACAATGCACCGATGCCGCCGATGGGGTCATTGAGTGCTTTGCCGACCTGCACTGTCGCCGACTGCAAATCCATGCCCATCGCCTGCGACATATCCAAAATTGCCGCCGTAGCGTTCTCGAATTGGACACCTTGGATTTCCTTGAATGTGGCCAAAACATTGGTGGCGCCGAGGATGGCGTCATCGCTGAACAGCGACATGCCCGATGCAGCGCTCAGGTCGCTGGCTAAGCCCGCCATTTCTTCGGCGGTGAAGCCCGCAGCCATGCCCGTGGATTCGATGACGGCTTGGGTCTGGGCAAACACATTTTGAAACTCCGTCGCCTCTTTGATGCTGTCGCCGATAACGTTGCCAATCATCGACAGTCCCGTGCCGACCGCATTGATGGCGGCTTCGCCAATGCGACGCATCGCACCGGTAGCGATTTCGCCGAGGACGTCGAAGCCTTTGCCGGCGGTCTTGGCCGTAGACTCCAGACCGCCGACGGCTTTTGATGCTTGGTCGGCGGCGGACTCGACGCTCGAGGCGTCGCCGGTAAATCGTATAATGACCGTTTCTTCAGCCACGATTCCTTCGCTTTCTCACATCCGCCTCGACCTGCATCATCGTGAGTGCCTGCTGGCAGATGTGCCACGGCGGCAGCTGTGACGGCGGACAGTGATACACATCACGACACAAAATGAGTTCGATGTATTCCAGTGGTGCAGGCGATGACGTCCAGAGATGCGCCATCGTCTGCGCCTTTAGTTTCCCAGTGAGGCGTCGGCGCCGAGGCGCTTCGACAGCTCCTGCATGATGATACGCAGGTGACGTGCAGGCAAATCTTCGAGGTCTCGACCATCGTCAACGATGACGCACTTGCGCAGAATCGGCATAGCCAATTCAATGTCGCCCCCGATTTTCTGCAGTGCAATCATATCGCGGATGGTCACTTTGTCGGCATCAATCGTATACATGGCATCTCCTCGGCATCTCGGCATCATGGCGAGGCGGAGGCGATGCCGTGACCTCCGCCTAGCCCTCTGAACTACGTGACGCTGGTGTAGGTAATGCCAGGCGCACGCACGGTGAAGCTGACCATAATTGGTCCAGCGCTTGAAGCGTCGATTGGTGGGTAGTCGATGGATGTGATGTACCCCACGGTCTTTGTCTCGTAGGTGTCGGCACCGCTCGCAGCGCCAAGGGGTACCCACTTGACCTGTGTGGCCGTGCGTCCCTCAAAGATTGCACGAGCAAGTTGCCATGATTCATTCGATGTTTCGGTGTACACAATGTTCACCGTGACCTCGACGGGCTCATACTTGCCGATGGTGGTGATAGCGAAGTTTCCGTCAAAGGTGTACGCTTCGCCAGTCGTCACGGTCGCAGTGACCGCATCGACGCTTTGCGATGACCCGCTGATGTCTACATATGCGGCACCGCTGTAAATTGATACCGTAGCGGCGGCACCGTTGACGGCGCCAGTTGTCTGTGCCATGGTCTAGTCTCCTATTCGATGATTTCCGATATGGTCAAAGTCGCCGTCACTGCGTCATGCCACGAGCCCGACGCTTGTGGCCATTCCAGCACCGATGACCGCAGCTGGCACCGTGTCAACGTCCACCGATTCGCCACCAAGGTGCGCACCGCATCGTGGTACGCTGCGAGGTAGCCTTGGAGGTTAGGCTGAATATCCTTCAATCCAAGTCCCATGCCCGCTTTGCGAATCAGCGCGATGTCGGTGATGGTCCACTCCGTCGTCATGACGTGGCCAGAACCGAAGGTCTGCACTTTGGTCATTGACGAAGCGAAGCCCACGGCATTGATAACTCTGCACGGCACATTGGCGATGTCGAAGTGGTTGCGCATCTCATCGCCGACGTGGACATCATAGGCGTACCCCGTGATGGTCATGCCAGCGATGGCGGTGACGATGGTGGAGAGTTGACTACCCACTATGACCTCCGCCGATACGGTCGCAGTAACTCTAGGACGTCCGAGGGAATCCGCGGCGCCGACAACACAACACCGTCGGCGGACACGATGGGGCGGTCGCTGTCTGGCGTGCCGTCACGCTGGCGATACAGATATGCCCCGATGCGCAACGCCGCTTGTACGATGTCCGCCGGCGGTGTGGCACTGTATGACCACTTCGCCGTAATGCTGACCGACTCCTCGATGGTCGTCGTGTACGTCCATGTGGTGTTCGCACTGCTCTTGATGCGGATGGCGTACTTCGGCGTGATGTTCTGTGGCAACAGCACGACGTCGCTGGTCGATATGGCCACACCGTCGCCGTTGGTGATGCTGGTGAGTTCAAAGAATTCATTCAGCCCAAGGGACAGCGTGTACATATCGTAGAGGTCGCCGCCGTCCAGATACGATGTCGGCGTGAACTTCTTCACCGTCCCTGCACCTGCCCACTCGAAGACGCGGTGTGTGTAGCTGTCCACGACATGCTGGGCACGGTCTGCAAAGAGTGCCAGCTGGGTGTCGTCGGAGTTGCCGTTGATCTTCATGTAGTTTTTGAGGTCGGTTGCGGTGATGTACGCCACTATGACACCTTCTTCGGCTTCGGCTTTTCGGTCTTGACCTCTTCGAGGGCGACGGCGCTCCCTTGCTCGATGAGAATCTTTGCATCGGCGGCGCTGCACTCGTAGATATCGCCAGGCTCGTACACGGTGTGGACATTGCCGTCACTGTGGACAAGACGGTGGATGAGTTGGATTTCCATGTGGCATCTCCTTGTTAGGGGCGGCGATTTGCACCGCCGCCCCCATGGTCATTCCTTAGGCGTGTGTACCGACAGCGAAGGCTTCGGGCTGGGTCACGTCGCCACCGTAGCGCCATGACGCCACGATGTACGTGATGCCT